CCGGTACGCTGTTCTTAACCCCAGCTTCTACGGCGCACTCTTGAATGATACGACCGTCGTGGCCAATCCTCAGATCACCGGCGACCTCGTTCGCACGGCTGGGATCGGAAACGTTGCTGGATTCAACATCAACCAGTACAGCGCAGTGCCTTCCAACAGCATCACGCTCGGCGGATTCTTCGCCCAGCAGGAAGCCTTGTTGATCGCGACCCGCGTTCCTGAAGTTCCGACCGGCGTTCCCATCCCTGGGGACATCTCGGTTGTGACCGAACCCCGCACTGGCCTATCCGTCCAAGTTCGTGAGAACTACGACGTGGTAAAGGGCATGCTGCAACGCACCTACGCTCTGATCTACGGCGTGAAAGCCGGAGAGCCTGCGAGCTTGGTTCGTATCAACGGTAGCTAATTCACTCGGGGAGGGCGGTGGGCTGAAAGGCTCACCGCCCTTTCCACTTTAAGAAATCCTCTCATGTCTGAATTCACAGAAGCGTTAAAAGAAAGTCTAGCCGCTCTTTATACTCAAACTGGCACAGCGGCCACCATTGGTTCTACTGGCGTTACTGGCATCCTTTCAACAATCACCCGCAAAGAAACCGTGGAGCTGGGCGGGTTTGATCTGGATCTAAGCTCCACCTTTACCATCGACGTCAGCGCCATTTCATCGGCGCCTACCATTGGATCTATCTTGCTGGCCAACTCGGTCAGCTATCGGGTGTCGTCGATTGATACTTCTATCGGTAGTTACGTGCTCGGGTTGCGAGAGATTTAACCGTGGCCACTCGAAATCCTAAAATCTCCATCTACATGATCGCCGGGCACGAGGCCCAATTTATCGACCGCTGCCTTACCGCCTTTAAACCATTCTGCGACGAGCTAGTGGTCTGCATTGCCCAGGGCGGCCGACCTGACGACGGCACGCGGGCAATCGCTGAAAAGTCAGGAGCCAAGATAGTTGAATATAAAAATGCACCGGCAGGGGCGAGCTGGCCGCACGTCGACAACTTTGCCGCCGCCCGCAATACCGCACTGGATGCCTGCACTAGCGAATATGCGGTATGGGTGGATTGCGATGACTTGCCGCATAAAGACCTCAAAAACGCTCTTAAAAGGGGCGTGGAAGCATTTGAACAGAATCCCAAGCTCGGCATCTACGCCGGCGTCTATGACGTTATAAACGCCAAATTAAGGCCAGTACGTGAGCGCATGGTACGGCGTATAGATGGCGTATGGTCTGGGAGGTGGAACTATGCAGTGCATGAGGCGCTGTTGCCTAATGCTGGGCTGGAATCTGTGGGCGAGCAGACCGTATGGGTGGAGCATCACCCTGGCGGATACAAGCCAAACAGCGCCGATCGGAATCTCCGCATTCTTCAGGGTCAGTTAAGCGAAGCAGGCAAGTATGCGTACTACTACCAGCAAGAACTTTTCCTAGGCAATCGCAGGACAGAATCTGAGCCTTGGTCACACGTTGCGGCCGTCTGGCCGGGGCAAGAGGCCACGCTGGCTTACGAGGCCGCATGCAATCAGGCGACAGCCACGCAAGATCGCACGGTTAGGATTGGCTTGTACCAAAAGGCACATCAGATGAATCCCGGGCGGAGAGAGGCAATTTACTTTCTAGCAAGGGAAGAGGCGAGCGTGGGTGCGTGGTTGCAGGCTTATCACTTGCTAAAATCGGCCATGGTTCAGCCCGATCCGGGCGTGAAGATCTGGAACGCCCAGCGCACTGTCTATGACTTTGAGTGCATCGATCTGTACTTAGCGGCCTGCAAAGCCGTGGGCGATACGGCCGAGGCAGAAAAGATCGAGAACATGTGGCGGGCACAGAAACCCGTTAAGATTACCGTTTGCCACGCCACCCGAGGCCGCCCACAGGAAGCGATTAACGCCCGCATCTTGTGGATGAAAAAGGCGGCAGATCCAGCGTCAGTCGAGTGGATCTACTCAGTCGACGATGACGATCCTAAAGCCGACATGCTTAAAAATTGGGGAATCGTTAAAGGTAAGGGTGGATGTATTGCCGCCTGGAACAGGGCGGCTGAAGTAGCCCGCGGGGAGATTATCATTCAAGGCTCTGACGATTGGGACCCTCCGCTGCATTGGGATACAATCATTACGCAACGGCTTGGCGATTTGAGCAAGCCATCAATCCTCGCCGTATCGGACGGTCACCGCAAAGACGATCTGCTTTGCTTGGCGATTTTAACAAAAGCTAGACTGAAACAGCAGGGCACATTATTCGCCCCTGAGTACGACGCATGCTCTGGTATTTTCAGCGATAACGAGTACAGCCTACGCGGGGCAAAAGACAACGTAATCATCGACGCCAAGGATATCGTCTTTACCCACAACAATCCGCTCTTCACGGGCGCAACTCAGGACGCCGAATTCAAACGCCACAACGCAAAAGAAAACTACGAGCTTGGCGAAAAGATATTTAAGGAACGCAACCCGTGATTCACACGCACAACGCACTGCGTTTGGGCGACAACTTAGTACAGTTAAACTTTCTACGTCGGCTATGCCTGCAAAATCCAGATATTGAGATCACGCACTATCATAATCCAGAGCTGTGCAAGTTTGAGGAGATTGATGCTTTGCGGAGCGACATGTCTTTACGGCTACACATTCGACCAATCAGCGAAGCGCCTGCCGGTAGTATTGATTCTTGGCGTAATGCAGGAGGGTATTGGGAGCGTCACCCGGACAAATTAAACTTTGCCAAATTTCATCTATGTTGGTTTGAGGAACTGGCCAGCAGGATGTGCGTAAAGAATCCGATCCAGAAAGTCGATGACCTCCTGTTTGACTATCCGGCGTTAGATTCTTTCATTCCGATGGCGCCAGATTTCGACATCGTTGTGATAAATTCGCCAGGGCTGTCTGGTCAATTTACAAACTTTAACCCAGACGATTTCCGCAACCTAGTATCTAAGCTAGTTAGCAAGGGGCATCGCGTAATTAGCACAGTCGCTACTGGATTATGCCCAGCATTTGATGGCAAGAATGTGACCTGGATAGGGGCGACGGCTGCCAAGGCCAAAGCCGTCATCGGAACATCCACCGGGCCCAGCTGGCCGTGCCTAAACGTTCACAACAAAGACGCCTTCCATTTGCTGTGTGCAGATACAGAGACAGTCATCTTTACCGAACGAGGTCAGATGGCTAGGAGCGCATTTCACGCCCTGCATATTCTTGAAGAGGAGGAGTTGCTGTGAAGAAGGAGCTGACTCAGGCAATGGATTTATTGGCGGCCGATCCGGCCGTTAGGTTCATAGGCTACGGGGTAAAGATAGGTGGGCGGGCGGCAGGCACGCTTAATAATGTTGCGGATTCACAACTGATCGAAACGCCTGTCGCTGAAAATCTGATGGTAGGACTAGCCACGGGCCTAAGTTTAGCCGGGCTGAAACCCATCGTATTTATTGAGCGGATGGATTTTATTCTGAACGCACTGGACGCCATAGTGAATCACCTGGGCGCAGCGCAACACATTAGCTGCAATCAATTCAAGCCGTCCGCTATTTTGCGGGTAGTTATAGGCAACAGTAGCAAGCCACTCTACACGGGGCCAACCCATACGCAGGACTTTACGAAAGCTCTTAGGGAGATGATTGATTTCCCAATCGTCGAACTTAAGAAGGAAAGCGTAGTGAGCGAATATCAAAACGCACTACACAGACTGAGCGCTGGGACCTCCACTATGTTGGTCGAGCGAAAGGATGAGTGGTGAAGCAGAATAAGTACAGCGACCTTAAGATCTTTTCGTTCCCGGATAAGATCGCCAGCTTTCGCGACGATATTATTACCGCACCCATCTACGTGCGGATTAAGCCGACGAATATCTGTAACCACGCCTGCCGTTTCTGCGTCTATTCTGACGGCACAACTAGGCCCAAGGATCGGCCTGACTTGCACCTACAGGCTGGCATGCATACCAGCATGAACGAGCGGGACGTGATGCCACGAGATAAGGCGTTGGAACTAATAGAGGATCTTTCAAACATAGGAACAAAAGCCGTCACCTTCAGCGGTGGCGGAGAGCCTTTACTGCATAAAGACATTGTCGAGATTATGACTAAGACAGTTTCGTCTGGGTTGGATCTATCCATTATTACCAACGGCCAACTGCTTGCAGGGGAAAGGGCGGAAGTATTGGGCAAGGCAAAGTGGGTGAGAATTTCGATGGACTACACAAGCGCAGAGCAGATGGCGTCTAGCCGGAACGTGCCCGACAGATCGTTTGATTCCGTAATGCAGAATATTAAAAACTTTTCCAACACGAAAACGGAGAGCTGCGATCTTGGGATTAACTTTATTATTACCCGCTACAATTATGAGGGACTAGTTCCGTTCGCTAAACAGCTCAAGGATTCAGGCGTAAGTAATGTCCGCTTCTCGCCCGTATACGTGCAGAACTTTAAAGAATATCACAACACGATTGCGACTAGGGTGAGGGAGCAACTGGCCGAGTGCCAATCCTTTTGCGATTCAGATTTTACCATTAACACAACCTACGATCTGGATAGCCCAAGTAAGTCGCCCGTCAGGCCATTCCATCGCTGTCTTTACGCTCAGGCCGTTTGCGTGGTAGGCGCGGATCTCAATATCTACGCATGCCACAATACCGCATACAGCAATCACGGCCGCATCGCCTCCATGAAGGATCAATCATTTAGCCAGGCATGGTTCGGAGAAGAGGCTAGAGCATGGCACAAAAACTTTAACCCTGGCGTCAGTTGCCTGCACGAATGTGCCAATCACGCCAAGGTCGCACTGTTTGAAAAGCTGGCTACCGATAGTCACGACGCCTTCGTATGAACAAGCAAGATCTGATTGATTTTGAATTGCGCATTAAGGCGCTGTTTGAACAGGGCAAGCTGCCATATCTGATTCACCTATGCGGGGGAAATGAAGATCAGCTCATCGAGATATTCAAAGACATCAAGCCAGGCGATTGGATCTTCTCAAGCCACAGATCCCACTATCACTATCTTCTCGCCGGCGGAGATCCTGAAGTACTTGAGCAGATGATTAAAGAAGGTCGCTCCATGTTTGTTTTTGACCGTAAGCTGAATTTCTACACTTCAAGCGTGTTGGCTGGCACTTGCGGGATAGCGGCCGGAGTAGCGTACACATTAAAAGAGCAGGGAAGCTCGGCAAAAGTGTGGTGCTTCTTGGGCGATGGAGCTGAGGATGAGGGCCATTTTTATGAGGCCGTGAACTACGTGGCTGGGGCAGATCTACCCTGCACCTTTATTATCGAGGATAACGATCGATCCGTGGATACGCCGAAGGCAGCCAGAGGAAAGGCCACCATGACTTGGCCCGATTGCGTCAAGCGATACCACTACACACCAACATTTCCGCATGGTGGCGCTGGATGTAAAACCATGGTCACATTTGATCCGTCGATTCGTCCGATCTGGTGACAAGAGGAGTTTAGAATATGCCCGCCGTCACCATGCTCGATCGTCTAATTGAAGCTGCTTTCCAAGAGCTTCTAACTACAACCGTTACCGGGGTTAGCTATCACTTATCCCACGACAAGACGGAAAACTTGTCACCCTCTATTGTAATAAAAGCAACGCTAGGAACAGAGGAGCCGGTGCAGGGATCTGGCGTGTTTAGCGTGCCGGTTGAAGTAATCGTTGAGGATTCTTATGACGACACAACCCTAGACGCACACACTCGAAAATGCTCCAAGGTTCTGCAGGCTTTCTATGATTCAAGCCCCTTGGCAACTCGGTTGAATGCAACCACAGCCATCGGATCTGCCCGCTGTTACAACGCCAAGGTGGATTCTATTGAGCCTGAGGCCGACGATGAAGAGCGTACAATGCGTCGCACCTACAAGCTGGCAGTCATCGCACAACCGAATTCGATCGCGAGTTGACACAAAATTTAAGGCAATATGGCAGCCACAA